TTGCAGACTTTACTACTTTAGGGACAAATGATAGCGAAGATGTAACAGGCGGATATGGCTACAAAGTTATTGATACCGAAACTTCTTTTACGGCAAACACTTGGTTTGTTAATAGTGATGGCACAAACTCCGCCAATGCCTATACAGTCTTCAAACTCAGCTCAGCATAACAAGGAGAACACAACATGTATGCTAAAATCAATGGTGGAACAGTAGTAAAGTTCCCGTACACATTCGGTGATCTACGCAAGGAACACCCTAACGTATCATTTCCTAAGAACATCACACAGGGTGTCATGCAGAAGTATGGCATGGTAGGTGTCCTAGAAGGGCCAAAGCCTACACCTACAGCCTACCAGACAGTTAAGCGTAATGCTCTGCCTACACGTCCTGTCATTGGTCAGTACACAGAAGATGATGCACCTATGCCTGAGATGGTTGGTGAAGACATTATCGCTGGTTACTGGATGATCGGCTACACTGCTGTAGATATGTTTGCTGATACTACAGAGGATGGCGTAACAACGACCAAGGCAGAGCATGAGACTGCATATCAGGCAACGCTGGACGCCAAGACTGCTACAGCTAACCGTACAACCCGTAACAAGCTGCTGGCGGAAACAGATTACTTCGCTTTAACAGATGTAACAATGGATGCGGCAATGACCAGCTATCGCCAAGCCTTGCGTGACATTACAAGCCACGCTAACTGGCCTAATCTTGATGAGGCTGACTGGCCAACGAAACCTTAATGGGGGAGAAGGCACATGCCGTTAATTCCTCTCAACATACCCGCAGGGCAATACCGCAACGGCACTGAGTATCAGTCTCAGGGCCGTTGGCGCGATGCAAACTTAATCCGTTGGCATGAGGGTGCGTTGCGCCCAGTCGGCGGCTGGCGTCAGCGCGGAAGCGTTGATTTAGATGGCGTAGCCCGCACAATGATTGCGTGGGAAGATAACAGCGGCGGCCGCCGTGTTGCGTTTGGAACGTACAATAAGTTGTACGCCATGACATCTGGCAACGCTGTTAGTGACATTACGCCAGCAGGCTTTACCGCTGGTCGCGTTGATGCCACATCCTTTACCAGCTACGGCGGCGGCGTTTACGGCAGTAGCCTTTACGGTTTACCCTCAGAAGACATCGGCACTATTTTCCCGGCGACCACATGGAGCTTGGAAAACTGGGGTGAATACTTGCTGGGCATGACAGCTGATGACGGCAAGATTTATGAGTGGCAGCTTGACGGCGGAACACCAGCCGCAGTTCTATCAAATGCGCCTGTAGATTGTTCCGGCATGATGGTGACTGAGGAGCGCTTTGTTTTTGCCTTTGGTGCGGGCGGCAACCCTCGCAAGATTGCATGGTCTGACCGTGAGGATAACAACAATTGGACACCAGCGGCGACCAATGAGGCTGGTGACATTGAAATCCAAACCAACGGCACAATCCTCAAGGGCTTGCGCACGCGCGGGCAGTCATTGATCCTGACGGATCAAGACGCCCACACAGCTACATACAGCGGCCCTCCTTTTGTTTATGGCTTTGAGCGTGTAGGTACATCATGTGGTTTGATTGCAGCCAACGCAGCTGCGTCAATTGACGAGGGCGTAGTGTGGATGGGCCAGCGCTCATTCTTTATCTATGCTGGCGGCTCTGTGCGTGACTTGCCATGTGAGGTCGCGGATTACGTTTTTAGCGACATGAACAACGACCAGCGGTCAAAGGTTCACGCCGTAGTTAACAGCCGCTTCAACGAAATCTGGTGGTTCTACCCAAGCGCAAGCGGAACAGAGTGCGACAGCTACGTTGCATTTGACTACGCAGAAAACATTTGGACCACTGGTACGATTGACCGCACAGCTGGCGTTGATCGTGGCGTATTCCGCCAGCCATTTTGGATTGCTGCCGATGGTGTTTTGTATGAGCAAGAGATTGGCTTTGATTACGGCGGCCAATCTCCATTTGCTGAGACAGGCCCAATTGCGCTAGGCGTAGGTGAGAACGTGATGGCTGTGCGCGGCATGATCCCAGACGAGAATACGTTGGGTGACGTAAATGCCACATTTAAGACACGTTTCTATCCGACAGATACTGAGCGTGATTACGGCCCGTACAACATGGCTAACCCAACAAGCCTGCGGTTTACCGGGCGTCAAATAAGAATGCGCGTCACAGGCAACACTGACTCTGATTGGCGCGTTGGCATCATGCGGCTTGACGCGGTAGCGGGCGGACGCAGATGAGCCGAATACTCCCACCCATTACGGTCAATATAAACCAGTGGGCCGAGAATATGCGGCGTTACTTGGGCCGAGCTTTGGACCAGCTTGGCTTTAAGGAGACGTATTCATCGGCGTCTGAGAATGGCGTGATGCTGTGGGACAATGCGCTTGGCTACCCAGTGGTCTCGAAGAACGGAGAGTGGCGTCAGATCGTGTTGGAAGATGGCCAGTATGCTGGCGGCATTACAACGGATCAGACTGCGGCATCTATAAGCACCGCCTACGCTTTGACTTACACATCAAGCGCTGCCGAAGGTATTACAAACGGCACACCAGCATCTCGCATAGTCTTCGAAGAGGCTGGCGAGTATATGATTAGCTTTTCGGCGCAAATCTCATCTACGTCCAGCTCAACTGTAAACTTCTGGTTCTGGCCGCGCGTCAACGGCGTTGACGTTGCTGGATCAACGATGAAGAACGCACTGCACCAAAACGGAGCAACGCTTGTTGTGTCTCGGTCTGTTATCTTTAACTTTTCTGCCGGAGATTACTTGGAAGCCATGTGGGCTGTTGACAGCACCAGCGGCTTTCTCGATGCAACTGCGGCAACGGCGTTTGCACCCGCAGCGCCGTCCTCAACCATTGCGATAACGAGGTTGCACGGATGAATGAAGAACTGGCACGCTGCAAGCCTTGGATTGATGCAGCTCTAAGCTACAGCGGTGGAACACATGGGTTTGATGACGTGGTCGCTGGCTTGCAAAAAGGTACGCTGCAACTGTGGCCTACGCCAAGGGGGTGCATAGTCACTGAAATAGTGGTATATCCGAAGAAACGCGTGTTAAACGTATTTCTAGGTGGCGGTGAACTGGACCAGATTTTAGATATGCACGATGATGTGATAGAATGGGGCAAGGCTCAAGGTTGCAGCGCTCTAACAATGTCCGGCAGGTTTGGCTGGAAGAAACCATTGAAGGCGCACGGCTGGGAAGCCCAGCACGCCTCATACGTTAAGGAGTTTGAGTAATGTCAGGCGGAAAAGGTGGATCAACATCCTCAACGGTTGAAATTCCTCAATACATTGAGGACGCGGCAAAGCGCAATCTAGCCCGTGCGGACACAATCTCTCAGATTGGTTATGTTCCATATTATGGAGCAGACGTTGCTGCGTTTACTCCAATGCAAGAGGCTGCATTCCAAAACACTGCTGGCACTGCTGGTGCTTTTGGTTTGGCTGGCGGCGGCATGTCCCAGCAAGATATTATGGGCGGGATGCCTGCACCAACTACATATGCAGGCGGGGTTCGCGGTTATTCTTCTGCGCCAATGTATGAGCAAGCTATGGATGAGCTTGCTACGCGCCGTCCGGGTCAGAAAAATCTTATTGATAGCTTGTTTATTGATCCATACTCAGGTGTTGCTGGGGCAAATGTTGGCCCAATGGTTGACTACACTGACACCCGCACACCCGGCGACTTGGGTGGTGGGTCAGTTGGCGGCGGTGGTGATCTTGTTTCATACCCCGGCGCGGGTGGCGGAAGCGGCAGCTCTGCCTTGAGCGATGCTGAGATAGCAGACTACAGCCAAGTAATTGCTGACTCAGTGGGGCTTGATACCTTTGACCCTAGCAAGACGGCTGAATCACAAATGACGCCAGAGCAGTATGCTGAATATCAATCTCAGTCTATGAGCAATCCAGCTCAATTAGCTGCTGATAATATTTACATGAATAATCTTGGCAACGCAAACAGCAACATTGTGGATACAGCCAAAGGCTTACTAAATATTGAGCCTTCCTTTGACAGTCCGTCAAGTGCAGGCTCATACGGTGGGTCGCTAGTTACTGGTGGATTAAGCGGCAATCTGACAGGCATTCCCGGATTTGCCGGAAACATAGCTGATAACATATTGAGCAGTGTTGCGCCAGAATATGCAATGGAGTTGCAGGGCAGAAACTTTGCTGAGTCTGGTGGATCAACTTACGATCCAAACATGGTTATTACAAACAAAATAACAGGCAAAACGACAACTGGCGGGTATAACTTTGACCCCAATGCGTTTAGTTCGGATTACTTAGTTGGTGAAATCCCAGTGGGCGTTTCACCAGCGACCCCTATACCGGACGCAAGCGTTTATAGAACGCCGACAATCGCATCAGACATGCCAAACACAGGCATGACCGCTATACCGGGTTACACTACTCCCTCACCGGCCCCAGCACCTACGACCTTTGTAAATGATTACTCAGACCCAGCCACACTAGCGAAATACAAGGCCAACATAGCGCCGGGTGGAATACATTACGAAAGCTCAGGCTCTCGAAGAAACGAATTGGCGAAAGCAGCGGCTGTGAAAGCCAAGGATGACACATTGGCCCAAGCTATTGACACTTCAGAGGTGTTAAATCTAGCAAAAAGCAAGGATTCGGCTCAGCAATGGCTTAGAGATAACGGTTATGGGAATTATGACAGAGATGATGCAACAGACGTTCTTCGGGGCAAAGTAGCTGATATTGAAAAGTCTCAATTGCAGCAAGGCTTAAAGGACGGCGTTGTTATGGAAAATGATCGTTACAGTGTTTACGTCGATGGGAAAGTAATTTCCAACCCCAAAAAGAAAAAAGACGCTGAGGCAAAACTCAAGGCGGCGACGAAGGCTCCCCCGGCTCGCCCAGCTCCCCCGCCTCCCCCGCCTTCTCCGCCTTCTCCGCCTTCTCCGCCTCCCCGGCAGCCTACCTCTACAGGCATGGAAGTAAGAGCGCTGCCAAACGGCACTGAATATTTTGTTGACGCATCGGGCAACTTCGCAGGTTTGAAATGACTATGACGCAAAAGTTAATAACTCAAGCAAAGAAAGGCGTGTAAAATGGCAGGCGGAACGGGAATGCCTATGGGCGCATTAGCAGGCGCAGCACTTAGCGGACGTGGGATGACACCCGCACCAGCACCAGCACCAGCACCAGCACCAACAATGGCAGCGCAGCCTACTGCGCAGCCTAACGCAACATACCAGCCAGCTCCAATGGCTCCGCAGCAAGGCTTCAACGTAAACCAAGCCTCGTCGGGGGCATTGCAAGGCGCAATTGGCGGCACTCAGCGCGCTATGCAGGCTCCACTACAAGTTGGAGCTTATGCCAACCCGTACACCAGAGCAGTCATAGATCGGACGCAGCAAGACATTGAGCGTCAGCGTCAAATGGCCATGAACACACTTGGCGCTCAAGCCACAGCGGCAGGCGCGTTTGGCGGCTCACGTCAGGGCGTTGCCGAAGGTGTGATGGCTGGCGAGTATGGCCGCATGGCAGGCGATATGGCAGCGCAGCAGCGTCAGCAAAACTACAGCCAAGCATTGCAGGCTGCGATGGCTGACCGTCAGGCTCGACTTGGCGCAGCATCCCAGCTAGGCGGCTTGGGCCAGCAAGCGTTCCAGACAGGTCAAACAATTCAGCAGAACCAGCTTCAGCAGGGTCTGTTGCAGCAAGGTATGCAGCAAGCGTTGATTGATGCAGCAAAAGGGCAGTACGCTGGTTACACCGCATCGCCAATGCAATCCTTGTCAGCGCCATTGGCGGCGTTGGGTGCGGCTCAACAAGGTGGCCAAAGCACAACAACGAGCAGCGCAAGTCCCGGCTTGTTCAGCTACCTTCAAATACCGGGGTTGTTTTAAACTATGCCAAAAGGTTTTATCCCACTTTCAACGCAAATGGACTTCCTCTGGAATGAAGTTCAAGGCAAAGAGAAAT